CCCTGCGGCGATGGTGCGAGCTGCCAGCGCGGCGTCGGTGATGCCGTAGCCTGCCAAGGTGGTGGGCTTGCCCGTGACATCGGCCCAGGCCGGGGTGACGGTTGCGCTATCTGCAGCAGTCAATCGGCCCTGAGCATCGACCGTGAAGGTGGGCACTGTCGTTGCGCTGCCATAGCTGCCTGCCGTCACTGTGGTGTTGGCCAGGGCGATGGTGCGGTTTGCGGTCAGGTTGCCGCCACCCGTCAGGCCCGTGCCCGCCGTGATGGTGCGCGCAGCCAGTGCGGCGTCCGTGATGCCATAGCCCGCCAGGGTGGTGGGCTTGCCGGTGACGCTTGCCCAGGCAGGGGTGACGGTCACGCTACCGGCCGCTGTCAGCCGCCCCTGGGCATCGACGGTGAAGGTGGGAGTAGCCGTGGCGCTGCCATAGCTGCCCGCCGCCACTGCCGTGTTGGCCAGGGTGAGGGTGCGATTGGCGGCAAGGCTGCCGCCGCCTGTAAGGCCCACGCCTGCCGTGATGACTGTGGCGGCCAAGGCGCGGGCATTGAAAAGCGTCTTGACGCTGGCTGCCGTGAGCGCCCGGACAGCATCTGCCAGCCCGTTGGCTTCTGCCTCGGTGGCCAGCTCCACCACACCCTGGCGGTCAGTGGTCGCCGGTGGGTTGATGAAATTGGTTTCCCCGAACTGCAGCGTGCTGATGTTCACGGAGCCGTCCAGCACGCGCAGATCGGTGGACAGCAAGAAGATGGATGCCGCCGACTTTTCCAGAATCACCGCTGCTTGGCTATAGGTGCCCAGCAGCACGCCGTTATCGAGGTACAGGCCCAGGCCGCGCACGGTGTAGGTCTGATTGCCATCGTCGCGGATGGTGACATGGATGGTGTCTTTTGCCACCACATCCCCGGCAATGGTGGTGATGCGCTTGATTTCGTTGGGGATGGTGGTCAATGCCTCGGTGGGCGTGAAGGCGGTGGCGGTCACGCCGACGCTGACCAAGGTGCGCGCCAAGGTCCCATTCTGGGCGGCGTTCACAAGCGCCTGCCGCCCTGCAGTGGTGAGTTTGAAGATGATGGCCATAGGGTGCGGTTGAGGTTGCCTTGAGGTCAGCCCACATCCATGTCAAGCCGCGTGTATGCCACGGGCCTGCCCACGCATGCGAGCTGGATAGATGCCTGGGCACTGAGTCCCTGGATGAAGGTGAAATGGGAGCGCAGCGGCTTGACGCGCGAGACTTCGGCCATAACGTCCTGCACGAATGCGGCACTGGCCTGCTCGCCGTCCTGGCCGGTCATGGTGAATACCAGTTCAAAGGTATGCGGCGTGCCTTTGGGCGCGGTCTGCCACCATTCGCGGATGCTGATGGCGCCGCCGAAGCTGGCCACGGTGTCGCGCACGCTCTTGAGGGTGCCGCGTTGCCGCTGGACCTGAATGGCATTGCGGACCAGTGCCCGTTTGATGGCCTCGGGCCACTCGCTGCGCCAAGCCTCCACTCCCATGGCCCAGGCGAGCCAGGGCAGAAACTCCAGCGGGCAGGTGTCGGGGTTCCACAGGGCGCGGTGCGGCTGGTCGATGGCGTCAAGGTGCTTGACCATGACCGACTCGGCGGCCCGATCCAGCGGCGTGGCATTGGGTGGGAGCAGGGAATCAGCCAACGATGCCCCCGTGCGTCACGTTGATGGCGGTACACCAGCTGGCCTGGGTTTCACCGACGACCACATCCGCGGTCGGGCTGGTCAGCTCTACCCGGTCCACGCCCTCGATGTGCAGGGCGGCATAGATGCCGGACAGGGTGGGGCGCCGGCCGATGCGGTGCATGGATTCGGCATAGGCAATGACACGCTGCTGAGCGGTGGCCAGGACGCTGGAAGAGTCCGGCCCCGGCAAGGTGTAAATCTTGGCGGCAATCTGGTAGTTGACGATGGCGGCCGCCTGGACGATTACCTCATCCGTGAGCGGGCGGATGTCGTCTGCATTGACTGCGGCCGACACGGCATTGAGCAGGGCTTGACTCGGCACGCCGCTACCCACACGGGAGAGCACAGAAACCACGACACGGCCCGGCGTGGGGCTGGTGGCCGCCGCGTCCAAGACTTGACCGTCTGCGGTCTTGGCATGGAAGACATAAGCCCCCACAGGCCCGGCCACGCTGTAGCCGCGCGGGGCCAACTGGATGCGGGCGCGGAATGTGTCGTCATCCTCATAGACTGCCGCCACTGGCGGGATGGCTGCTGGATTTGCTGGAGTGATGACCAGCCGCTGCACGCCATAGAAAACGGCGAGCTGGTCCAGGTCGCTACCGCGCGAATAGGCCAGCATGACGGCGTGGGCGCTGTCGTTGCGGTCGCTGCGCTCGACAACCAGCTGGAATGCCAGGCGCTCCAGCCACTTGGTCAATGGCTCGGACTCCAGGGCCAGGGTGTCGCTGACAGCAGAGCGGGCCTCTGCGGGCATGGCCGCCACGAGGTCAGCCTTGAGTGCTGAAAGAATGGTTTCAAACTCCGGCACCACCACCACGGCAGGTGCCGGCAGCTTGCTCATGTCAATGATTTGGGCATTGCTCATGTGCTGGCACCTTGGGCGGGTTGGATGGTCACGTCTTGGCTGCGTGTGGACGCTTGCCCACGGTCCTGGCGCTCCAGTTGCAGCACGGCCCGGCCGCTGGCGTCAAAGCCGAGAAATGCGCGGCGCAGGCGCGTGCGGGGCTCGTGTTTCATGATGGCCTGCGCTGTGGCCGCCTGCAGCCGCAGGATGTTGGCGGGCGTCATGGGCTGGTCGATGAGCTGCGGGATGAAACTGCCATAGCCCCGGCGCATGACGCGCGATCCGATGGGCGTGGTGAGAATGTCCGTGATGGACTGGCTGATGTGCGCCGCGTAGTCGATGCTGCGGCCGGTGCTGACGTTCATCATGCAGCGCCCCCGATAGGTCCGCCGCTGTTGCCGCTACCCGTCTGCACGCCACCATGCGGGTGGTAACGCAGGCTGACACCGCTTGCAATCACATCCTGAGTCGTGCGCAGCGTGCCCTGGATTTCCGCCGCGCCGTTGGCACCTTCTGCGGTTCCACTGCCACGCATGCCGCCCTGGTAAGTCAAAGAGCCTTTGACGAGACAGTGGCCGGTCATAGTGACTTGCGGGCTGTCGATGGTGACGCTATCCGGTGCCACCAGCTTGGCCGTACCGCCACCGGGCAGCGTGGCCACGAGAGCATGGGCCGCGTGGTCGTATTCGATCACGGCGCCGTCCGGGTACTTGGTGATGGTCTTATTGGGGTCGCTGCTGGGGGCAGGCTTGCCGGTGCTGTTGAGCCCGACGATGACCACGGCTGCGCCCAGGTCGCCGCTGGGGGACAGCACGGTGGCCTGTTCGCCCACGGTTGGCGGGTTCCATGTGGTTGTCCCGCCCGCGCGGGCCTCGTGATAGGGGCGCCAGTCCGTGACCAGCTCGCCCAGCGAGACACGCACAAGTGCGGGCTTGCCTGGGCCGCCGTGGTCCACGGAATGGATGCTCCCCACGCGGATCATGTTGTGCAGCAAGCGCTGCATATCGCCAATGGCGAGGGCCGGTTCGGAATTCATGCGCCGACTGTGCCGGGCAGCACGCGGGCGCGCGAGCGCTTGGCGGTGTGTAGGCAATCCGCACGCAAAGCAGGCTCAGTCTCCTTCCAAAAGAAGTTTCAGCCATCTGCGCACTTCGGCTAATTGCCTTGAGTAGTCAATCAGACAGAAGTGCAAAGCAGGCATTCACCTCTATAAAGCCCGAATCTCATCGGGTGAGGCTTTCAACCTCTCTGTGCCGTATGTAGTGGAATTTTAAAACTATGAGCCACATGCGCATGTATTGCTCATAGACACAATCTTTGTACAGGCTATAGTGTATGTATCGAGATGTTTCGATGATCTTTTAGTCAAAAAAGGTATACCGATGCAAAGATATGCAGATATAAATAACGATTCGGGGGTTATTGGCTATGAAATTTCAGCTACATCCATAACTGTTTGGTTTGAAGGTACATCCCGGTCGTACACCTACAGTTACGGGGGCGCTGGACAGAGCCATGTCGAGAAAATGAAACAACTTGCACAGTCTGGTGACGGGCTTAATGCGTACATAAATTACAACGTCAAGTTCAAATACGATCGATAGCCATCCAGATGAAGTGAGCATGTGGCCTCGAACCTTCTCTCAAGCAACGGTCTCGCCGTTGCTTGATTCACATTTAGAGTCACTTCTTTTCCTGATGGGGCCCATCCCTATTCGATGACGGTGGCTTTGGGATTTAGAAACAGAAAAGTTGTTCAAGTAGAAAAAGCATCGGCAGGCGGAGACTGCTTTTTTAGCTGACTCTCGCGCCATTGACGTGTTGATGATGTGCGGATTTAGATCCCTTGGTAATTTGTAAAGGAACGCCTTGTATTCAAGAAAACTTCTTCCAGGACTTGCTTTTTTTTTAGCTATTACTAGCGGTCAGGCAAGTGCAAACGCGAATATTGACAAAATGACAACCTATGCTGTTCTTCTTGGCCGAGCAATGGGTTGTGGTGTTGAGGTCAAGAAGCCAATGGAAAGGGTTGGTGCTTGGATGGACAAGGTATTTCCACCAGGCTCAGAAGATCAAAGGGTTATTCTGCCTATTTTTGTTCAAGGATTGGTGGACCACTCAAAAGCCCAATCTGAAGGACGAAGTCCAGATTCGTGTAGCCAAGTTCGAACGGCAATTAACAAAACTAAGTGGCCTTAAAAGTTAAGACAACATCAATCTGCACCTGCCGACACAATGTGTGAAATTGGCTTGTAGCGGCCAATCGGTTCAGGTTGTGTGCCGCAGCAGGATGTCCTCAATGTCCTTGATTTCCTGCTGCGTGTAACCAAGCAGCTCGCGGCTCGCATACTTCACCACAGGGCTGTTGCGGTCGCGGCGGTCTACCTTGTCGCGCAGGCCGTAGTGATGGACGCGGGCCACGTATGAAACCCTCGGGTTCATGGCCACGCTGGCCATGTCCGCAGTGGCCTTGCGTTGCAGATTGCGAGCCTTGCGCAGCCCCATGAACATTTGCCCGCGTATGGCGCCCTGGCGCTTGGCCAACTGCTCACGCGGGCGGCGTGGCTCGTAAGGCGAGCCGTCCGGGTTGCGCTGGTCAGCGATGCGCTGGGCCTGACTCTTGCGTAGGTAGGTGGCCACCTCCAGCATGGCCGCCTTGCGGCCTGCTGGCTCCATGCGCTGCAGCAGCGGCGTGGCCCACTCTGCCAACTGCTCCAGGGTGTCGGCCATCAGTCAAGCCCCTGTGTCTGGTGCCACTCTGCGCCGATCTTGTCGCCCAGGTAGAGGCTGTAGTCGCCGCTCGCGTAGGGCTTGGGGCTGTATATCTCGCCCTTGTGCTCTGCGGTCAGGCGCTGGCGGCCTTGCTCGTCCTTGTCTTCCTTGACGATGACTGCCTCGGTCAAGTCCACCTCGATCACAAGGTCCACTTTGTCGTTGGCCAGGACTTCCACATCAAAGCGCAGACCCTTGGCGGCCCTTTCCTTGTTCTGCAGCAGGTCCGGCTGGTAGATGCTGAGCCAGGCCAGTATGGGGATGGCGAACAGGTCTAGGCTGCCCGCATAGTCCAGCACGATGAGCCGCACGGTGAAACGGTATTCAAAGGAAAGCGTTTCACCGCTGCGCGCCACGATGTTGCCGGACTCCACAAACATCTTGAGCCGCTGCGGGTCGATCTGCAGCTCTGGGATGGAGCCGGCAATGAAGTTGCGCAGGGATTGCGGTTTCTTCATGGCTGGCCCCCGTTGGCTTGGCGCATTACTTTGTTGTATCCGTCGATGCAGGTATTGAGGTCGCGGATTGCGTTGTCGCCGTCATCGGTGATGTGGACAAGATCCGCAGCATCCTCTGGGTCAATATCGGTTCGCGCTTGGACAGGCCCAGCGGCGGCACTGTGATTGCCTCCGGTCTGGGCGGTGGTGCGGATTGACAGGCGCAGAGCGCCGCTGCGCAGGTCAGTGTCAAGGCGTTCAAAGGCTTTTTGAGCATTGGCTTTGTCCAGTTGGTTGCGGTCCAGAAGCTGGCCGAGCTGCCCGGCCAGCTGGCCGCTGCGCTCGATGGAAAACTCCAGGCGCTTGACAGTGGCGGCGCTGTGCTGGGCCTGGGCTTTTTGCATGCCCCGATCTTCCGCACGCTGGTCCACGGCGTAGAGCAGGAACAGCACGGCGATGGGGATGACCAGCCGGGTGAGGGTGGCGATGATGCTGGCGGGCGTCATGCTGGCAGAAATGGTTTGCCGCCCAGGAATTCACCCAGGGCGCGATTGAGCTGCCAGCCGTATTGAAAGGCCTCATCCTTGGGTCGGCGCTCGGCCAGCTCCTGCAGGTACACGGACTGACGGGCAACGACCATGCCAAAGAGCACGCCACCGCCTTCACGCCCGCGCTTTTTCAGGAAGGCACGCAGGGCTGCTAGGGTGATGGTGCCGATTCGGCCATCATTTTCCAGGTCGTCATAGTCGGCTTGCTGTCGGTTGAGCACATTCAGCACCCGTTGCAACTGAGCTGCGGCGGTCTTCTGGCCGGCCAGGACGCCGAAGTCCAGCAGGCATTCCGCTAGCGCCGGGTAGACCTCATCGACCAGATGAAACTTAGGCTCCACCCAGTAGCGGCGCAGGTAGATGTTTTGCGCTGTGGCATGAGGCAGGTCACGCATGGGGCCGGTGTAGCCATAGGCGCGCGCCGTCGCCACAGTGATTCCGAATTTGGTTTCGCCGCCCGAGTCCTTGGGGTCGTTGACGTAGCCGCCCTCGCGCTCGATTAATTCATTGATGTAGGTAACGGCGCTCATTCGGCACCTCCCTTGCTGCCTGCTGTGCCATGGCCCGCAATGTCGCCACGCAACTGGTCGGCCATTTCGGTGATGGTCTGGCCTTCGCTGCGCTTGAGCCAGAGGAAGACGCCCGCGACGATCCACGGGCCTGGAATGGAGCAGACCACCAGGACGCAGCCCGTGATGATGAAGAAGCCCGCAATGGACGGCACGGCGGCCATGGTGGCCAATCGCATCCCAGCTTCAAAGACGCCCGGCCAGTGCTGCATGAGCAGCACCAGTGCAGGAACGCCCAGCACAAAGCCGCTGACCAAGCAGGCCAGGACGCGGTTGAGCAGGTCGCCGCGCGGGTCGGTGCTGCGAAGCGGCACAAAACGCAGGCCCAGCCAGAAGGCGATGAGGCTGGCAATGACCGGCAGGGAGAAGAGGGCGAGCTTGTAGCCCGCGAAGGTGCTGACAGCAGAGGTGGGTTCAGACATGGCAGTGAAGTGGTTTGGTTGAGCAGGCGTCAGTCCCACAGGGAAATGGTTTTGGGTGCGGTGGGGGCGGTGGGCGGGTCGGGCAGGATGACCCGCCGACCCAGGGGCAGAACGGGACCAAGCGCGGCAAGGCCTGAGTTCAATGCATAGGTGGCTTCTGTCACCCCTGCAGTGGTGCCCAGGTGGCGCAGACAAAGCATGTCCACGGTGTCCCCTTGCTGTGCCTGGACGGTGATGGTCATGGCTAGATCAGCTCCGATTCCATGCGGGCCACGCCCAGGATGTCGCGCACGGCGCGCAAGGCGTCAGCGCGGTAGTCGCTGGCCTGCAGGTCGCGGCGCTCATCGCCGGGCTCGGTGCGGCCGGTGGCGTCTGCGCCGGCATAGCGCTCAATCAGATCGGCCTTGGCGTAGGCGTAGACAGCACGCTCAAAGCGCAACACGTTGACGCTGGTGCCGTTGATGGCGATGGCGGGGACAGAGGAAAGCGCATCGAACCCGGCAGCAGCTTGCGCGGCAGCCCAATTGCTCAGGTCCTTTATGACGCTGGCCAGGGCGTTGGCGGCAGCGTGGGTGAGGCGGGCGGCAGTCACGGAGCCGTCCACGTCCACGCTGTCGCGCAGCTTGGCGAGGTCGATGTGGGGCCAGAAGCTGCCAGCGTCCAGCACGCCCGTGATGGGCGGCTTGCTGGGCGGGTCGGTCACGATGATGGGCGGCGCGTTGGCAATCAAGGTCATGGTGCTGTGCTGGTGTGGTGCCAACGTAGTGGGCGGTGGTCGCAGGGCGTTGCGGTAGGCCGAAGCCTTCGCGCGGCCCTGCGAGCCGCCCAGCACGGGGGCTGTGCTCGGTGGGTTTAGCGCTTGCCCTTGGCTGCAGGCTTGGCTGGGGTAGCTCGCTTGCGTGGTGCAGGGGCAGCGGTGGCAGTTGCAGCTGCCGGTGCAGCGGGGGCCGCCGCGCCATCGGTCTGGGGTGGTGCCGCCAGGGCGCGCAGCTTGCGCTCGATGCGCTCCATGTCCTTTTTGACGCCGCTCTGCGCGTCCAGCTTGAGCGCCTGGGCCAGCAGCGCCTGGACGCCGCCCAGGGTTTCCTGGGGGATGTCGTCCAGTGCCGGGTCCTCGGCGGTCTGGACCTTGCCCAACATGGCATAGGCCGTGGCCTTGTAGAGCTTGGCGCGGGCTTGATCTGGGGCGTCCAGGCTTTGCGTGATGCCGTCCACGGCCGTCAGGTGCTCGGCCGGGTGGGTGTCGTCGGGCACCATGCCGCTGGCGTCCGGCTTGACGGGGCTCCACTGACCGCCCAGGTAGGCGCCCGCAAACTCGTCCATGAGCAGGGCGGCCGTGCTGCGGTGGTACTGGTCGGGCAGGGGCAGCTTGTGCTGCACGGCATAGGCAGCCATGCGCAATGCCAGGCCGTAAGCCCCGGCGTCAATGGCCCAGACCATGGTGGTGGTGAGGACCAAATCCTTGGCGCCTTTGCCATTGGTCAATGCGCCCTCGATCCAGGGCAGGTAGTCGGGCAGCATGGCGGCCTTGGCTTGGCGCTTGAGCTGTACCGATTCCATGTTTTTGAGCGTGCGTTTGTCGGTGGCCAGCTTGGCCATCATCAGCTCGTATTCGCTGCCCTGGACCTCGATGCCGAACGGACTTTCGGCCTGGGCCTTCGCAGCCAGCACGCGGGCGCGGTGACGCTGTGCGGGGGTGAGTTGCATGATGCGTTTTCCGGTAGTTGCGGAGAGAGGCCGCCGCCTGATGCGGACTGATGGCGGCCCGGCTGGACTTAGGCCTCGACGATTTCGATGCTCTCGATCACGGCGCCCTGGCCGGTGTCTTCCACCACGTAGGCGTCATTGCTGGACTGGTAGTCCTCCACGCGGTTGCGCTTTGGGTTCTCCACGATGTAGCGACGACGGCCGCCGCGCTGCCAGTACACGGACAGGTTGTCCAGCGTGGTGATGAACAGTCCGTTCTCAGGGAAGAACGGCACTTGCACAGCCTGCAGGCCGCCCACGCGCTTCTGGCTGATGATGATGTCGGCCGCCAGGGTTTCGCTGGGTGCCTGATTGGTGTTGACCAGTGGGAAATACTTGTCGTGCAGCAGCTTGGAACCCAAGATGCAAACCAGATTGGGGTTGTTGCGGTGCCAGGGGTCCAGCAACTGGCGGGCATCAAAGACCGCGGCGTCCAGATTCTTGAAGTCGCCAGTGGGGCCGATGACAACCTTGCCCGCTACCTTGCCTTCGTGCATGACGCGCTCGGGCGCTTCTTCACGCATCTTCTGCAGCCAACCCTTGTTCACATCCTGCAGCAAGGGGTTGGCCGCAAGGTCGGTGTCCGGCGCGATGGCCACACCGTTGAAGCCGATGCACATGCGGTCCAGTGCCTGACGCTGGGCGAGCATGCGTGCCACACGGACCTGGAAGTCGGGGAACTTTGCCCAAGAGTCGATCTTGGCGTAAGTCAGGTGCGAGTCGTAGTCGGTTTTCTCGCACTGGAAGCCGCGTGCGCCGATGTTGGTCAGGTCGCGGGTCTGGCGGTCCTTGTTGGCCGTGTTGGTGCGGCTGGCAATGGGGCCGGACAGAGACAGGCCGAGTTTTTCGCCCTGCAGCTCGTCCACGGCAATGATGTTGATTTTTCCCAGGAAAGCACTGGACTCCTGGACCGCATCTTCCAGCTTCTGCTGGACGCTGGGGGCTACGGCAAAGGCTTTGTCAGTGTCGGAGACATTGACGCCATTCAGTTGGGCCACGCGGGCGAGATATTGGTTATAGCTTTGGCGGCTGTCGTTACGCATGAAAGGTTCCTTGAAGTGGGACGGAATGGGGCGAGGTGGCTTAGTAGTCGGCTTGCTGCTGACCGCTGCCGCCGCTGGCCACGGGGCGGCGGTTGGGGGCTTCGGTGTTGTCCAGCTTGGCAAACTGCTGCTTGAGCTGGTCGATGTCCGCGCTCATGGCTTGCAGCGATTGGTCGGTTTTTGCCTGAGAGGCCTGCGCGGCCTGGACATGCTTGGAGAAGTTGTCGCCCAGCTGGGCAAAGCCATCAGCCACCGCCGCAAAGCGGGCGTCATCGGTGACTTCCTTGCCGGTGAACTTGGCCACGGCAGCGGCAATGCTGGCCTTGAAGCTGGCCACGATGCCGGCGCTTTCGTCTTCCAGTTCCAGAGTCAGAGGCTCGGCCACGGAAAACACATCGTCGGGTTGTTCCTTGCGCAGCTTGAAGGGGTTGGCATCCGGGTTCTTGGCAGCGAACTCCAGCATTTCGGTGCCCAGGCTGGCGGGGTTGTCGGTGACGGCCAGACCGACGAGATAGGCCTCGCCGGAATCGGCAAAGCTGGGGCGGACCTCGATAGAGGTGTAGAGCTTCTGGCGGCGCTTGTTCAGTTCGACCAGTTCATCGGTGGCGTCGATCTGGGCGAGCAGAGCCAGCTTTTTCTGGCCACCGATGTCCACCTCTTCGGTCTTGACGGCCAGCACATCGCCATAGGCGCGGAAGTCGCTGTTAGGGCCGTATCCCCGGATGTGCTCCATGTTGACGCGGGCGCCGTACACCTTGGGGTTGTAGTGCTTGGCGATCTGCAGCAGCCATTCGCGGTCAATGGTGCGACCGTCAGAGGTGGCGCCTTCGACGGCGACGCGGAAGAAGCGGGATTTCTTGGACATGAGTGAATGAGCCTCGCTGATGGGTTTGCCGGTGTCCGGCGGTGAGTTCGCTGTGAGTTCTCATGGTGTCCAGCGGCCTGCGCCGCGTCACGCCGGTGTCGTTGTGGCGGCGTGGTGGACGTAATCGCGTGCTGGTTTAGATGCCCCCCGCCCGGAAAACTGCCTGCCATGGCACGAAAGAAACCGACCGGGGATGACTGCGCCCCATTTGCTGCAGGCGAACAACCACAGGCCGAAGCCACCAAACAGGAGGAAGCCGACTTCGGTGCGCTCGTGCTCGCCCAGGCCCAGGAACAGGGCAGCGCCATGCAGGCGGCCGTGCTGGCCAATAGCTCGCAGCCCAAACAGGTGGCGCGGTATCTGTACTGGCAGGGCTGGCGGCCCAAGCTGATAGCGGAAAAGCTGGGCGTTCCTGCAACCACGCTCTACGGCTGGCGCGATGCGGAAGAGTGGGACAAGTTCACGCCGCTTGATCGCGTGAACGGTGCGCTTGAGCTGCGCATGGTGCAGCTCATCATGAAGGACGAGAAGACCGGCGGGGACTTCAAGGAAATCGACCTGCTCGGCCGCCAGCTGGAGCGCACGGCCCGAGTGGAGCGCTACCAAGAAACCGGCAAGGAAGGGGACCTAAACCCCAACATTGCCCGCCGCAATGCTGCGCCCAAGCGCAAACCCAAGCGCAACGAGTTCACGCCCGAGCAGACGGAGCAATTGCTCGAGATATTCCACGCGGGGAATTTTGGGTATCAAAACCGATGGTTTGAGGCCCAGAAGGAGCGCACGCGCATTCTGCTCAAGTCGCGCCAGATTGGGGCTACCTACTACTTTGCCCGCGAAGCCTTGATTCGCGCAGTGTTGGAGGGGCGCAATCAGATTTTTCTGTCCGCATCCAAGGCCCAGGCGCACCAGTTCAAAAACTACATGGTGGCTTTTGCCAATGAAGTGGGGGTAGATCTGGGCGGTGATCCCATGGTGCTGTGGAATGGCGCCGAGCTGCATTTCTTGGGCACCAATGCCAAGACGGCCCAAGGCCGCAGCGGTGATTTCTATTTCGATGAGTTCTTTTGGACAGGCAATTTCAAGGAACTCAACAAGGTGGCCAGCGCCATGGCCACGCATAAGCACTGGCGCAAGACCTATTTCAGCACCCCATCCGCAAAGAGTCATGAGGCCTATTCGTTCTGGACCGGCGAGGACCGTAACCGGGGCCGGGACAAGACCAAACATGTGCAGATTGACCTGGGCCACAAGGCACTGACCAACGGCCTGCGCTGTGCTGATGGTCGCTTCCGCCACATCGTGACCATTGATGACGCGCTGCGCCTGGGCTGCAATCTGTTTGATCTGGCCGAGCTGCTGGAAGAGTACCCGGACGACGAGTTCGCCAATCTATTCCGCTGCGAGTTCATCGACGACAGCAATTCGCAGTTCACGCTGCAGATGATGCAGGCATGCATGGTGGACTCGTGGGAGGCATGGGCCGACGACTTCAAGCCACTGGCGCAGCGCCCGTTTGCGTGGCAGCCGGTGTGGGTGGGCTATGACCCCTCGTTTACCGGCGATACGGCCGCCCTGGTGGTGATTGCGCCGCCCAAGGTGCCGGGCGGCAAGTTCCGCCTGCTGCACCGCCAGCAGTTTCGGGGCGCGGACTTTGAGGCCCAGGCCGAGTACATCCGCAGCATCACCCTGCAATACAACGTGACGTTCATGGGCATCGACACCACGGGCTTGGGCCAGGGCGTCTATCAGAACGTCATCAAGTTCTACCCGCAGGCGCGGGCCTATCACTACGACTTGGCGCTCAAGGCGCGGCTGGTGCTCAAGGCCAAGCAGGTCATCAGCAAGGGCCGCCTGGAAATGGACGCCGACTGCACCGATGTGGCCGCAGCGTTTATGGCCATCAAGAAGGTGCTGACACCCAGCCAGCGCCATGTCACCTATCAGTCTGGCCGCTCGGACGACATCGGCCACGCCGATCTGGCCTGGGCGGTGATGCACGCATTGGATAACGAATCACTCGCCGGGGATGTCCACGGCGGTAGCTCATCTGTAGAGGTATACGAATGACCAAAAAGAATCCCGCCCCCATGGCCAAGGTTGAAACCCAGGGAGGGCAGGTAGAGGTTTTCACCTTCGGGGACCCCGAGCCGGTCAGCCGGCTGCGCCTGCTGGACTATGTTGAAGCAATGTTTAACGGCCGCTGGTATGAGCCGCCGTTTCCGCTTGATGGGTTGGCCGATGCCTTCCGGGCATCGCCGCACCACAGCTCTGCGATCTACCTGAAACGCAACCTGCTGACATCGAGCTTTGTCCCGCATCCGATGATGTCGCGCGAAACCTTCAAGGCCTGGGCCACGGACTTTCTGGTGTTCGGCAACGGATACCTGGAAGCCCGCCGCGCTTTGTCCGGCCGCACCATGCGTTTTGAACATTCGCTGAGCCGGTACATGCGCCGGGGCCAGGAGAAGCGCTATTTCTACGTACCCAACTGGCGCGAAGAACATGAGTTTGTGCCTGGCTCCGTCTTCCATCTGCGCGAGCCTGACATCAATCAGGAGCTGTACGGCCTGCCCGAGTACCTGAGCGCGTTGCAGTCGGCACTGCTGAATGAGTCCGCCACGGTCTTCCGGCGCCGCTACTACGAGAACGGCAGCCACGCCGGTTTCATCATGTACCTGAGCGACAGCGCAGTGAGCAATAGCGATGTAGAGAAGCTGCGTGAGCAGCTGCGCAAGTCCAAGGGGCCGGGCAACTTCCGCAATCTGTTTGTCCATGCCCCAGGCGGCAAGCCCGAAGGCCTCAAGTTGATTCCCGTCAGCGAGATTGCGGCCAAGGATGATTTCAGCGCGATCAAGAACGCGAGCAAGGACGATGTGCTGGCCGCGCATCGCGTTCCGCCTGGACTGCTGGGCATCATCCCCAACAATACGGGCGGCTTCGGCAATGCCAGCCAGTCCCTGCAGGTGTTCTACGAGAATGAAATAGTCCCGCTGCAGGGGCTGTTTGAGACATTCAACGAATGGGCGGGGCTGGATGTTGTGAGGTTCCAACCCCGTGAGCCAAGCGTGAGCTAGCTAGTCAGAGTGTCCCTATTCAGAGGGGAGAACAAGGTGATCGCAGCTTTGCTGCTTTTGGTCCCACGCATAGGCTCCGATCACTTGGCTCAACGAAGAACAACTACCAGTTAGCGTCGCTAGTTCAGACAATATCTGCAGGTGGTTCAAACGATTGCATTCAACCTAGTTGATGGATCAAGTCTTGATGGCAACTTTTAGTACACCATCGCGTTGATGACTAAAGAGGTCATATGCAGCAACAATGTCTTCAAGCTTGTACTTATGGGTGACCAACGGACTTAGATCAATCCGGCCACTTTCAATCACGGACATAAGACGACGCATACGCTCTTTGCCACCTGGGCACAAGGCTGTGTTGATACGGTGGTCACCCAATCCAGCCCCAAAAGCATCCAGTGGAATCTTTAAATCTTCCGAGTAGACGCCTAAGCTCGATAAGGTGCCTCCAGGGCGGATGCATCGCAAGGCGTTCTCGAATGTGCCTTGCGTGCCAAGTGCTTCAATTGCGCTGTCAGCCCCTTTGCCTCCCGTAATTTTTAACACCTCAGAGACTACATCCTGGGTCTTGAAGTTCAAGGTTACATCGGCTCCAAGCTTTTTAGCTACAGCAAGTCGCTCTTCATTGCCGTCCACGCCGATGATGATGCTCGCCCCACGGAGTTTGGCGCCAGCAGTGGCACACAAGCCGATTGGCCCCTGCGCGAACACGACTACGACATCACCTATCTTGATGTTCGCATTCTCTGCCCCGGCGAATCCGGTAGACATGATGTCCGGACACATCAGCACTTGTTCATCGGTCAATCCATCTGGGACCGGTGCCAAGTTGCCCTGAGCGTCAGGCACAAGGATGTACTCAGCCTGAGCCCCGTCGATCAGGTTACCAAAGCGCCATCCGGCAGTTAGCTTGTATCCATGGCACCCGCAGCGCCCACTGGTGGCAAGATAACTGCCATCCTGCGAAGAGGCTCCGTCCTGGGCTGCGTAGCTATTGAAGTTAGGGCAAATAGCTCCCGCAATCACGCGCTGCCCTTCTTTGTAACCCTGAACAGCACTGCCAAGCTTAACGATGACGCCAACAGGCTCATGCCCAATCGTCAACCCCTTGGCGACAGGGTATTCACCTTTGAGGATGTGAACATCCGTACCGCAGATTGTCGTTGTCGTGATCTTGACCAGAGCATCATTAGGGCCCACATCTGGAATCGGTTTTTCCACAACGTCAATGCGACCTGGCTCTACAAAAATAGCCGCTTTCATCATCTGAGTCATAACGTCTCCTTGCAACAAGGTGGGGAGCAATCTGCGGTGTGCAGATTTGCATTCTGTGCCCTTTGCGCGGAAATAGCTCCCACGATCAACACGTTTTATGCAATGGATCAATCTAGACATAGGCATTGGCCGAGTCCTGTTTAGGCGACCGTTGACCTCTGGCCTGCCCAGACCCAAGCCCTGACCCTCTGTCCCGCGGCGCGCCATGACGCCCCCGCCGCGCCTGCCCGCTTCGTGAGGCGCAAATTACTACCGGGTCGGCCTACCTCAAGGCCGCGCCAATGCACGCAATGCATAGCATTTGGGCTGCGTTTTGTATTACGGGAAATTACGAGTTTTTAAGGACGAGTTGTGCATCCGCCGCAGTGCTTGCAACGACATCCAGCCTGCGGGCCATGGGCTTGAGAATTGCATGCACACAGGCTGCGCTTACTTTGGCGTTCTGAGCTGCGGCAAGCAGTTCGCACAGCGCCCCAACCGATGCGCTTAGATCATCAATCTCGCTCTGAAATTGCTCATCTTCTGAGTTCTTTGCCGCCAT